TTGGACCTTGCCGAAGCTGGTGAGATTGTTAATGTGGAGAACAGAAGAGTGGCAGAAAAGATTGGCATTAATAAGGCAGCAAGAACAACTTGCGTTAAGCCTGCTGGTACAACTTCGCTGACTCTTGGCACATCAAGTGGAATCCACGCTTGGCACAACAAATACTATATCCGTCGTTTGCGAGTTGGAAAGAATGAGGCGATCTACAACTACCTTATTCAGAACATTCCAGAGTTGGTTGAAGATTGTAAGTTCCGTGGACATGACACAGCGATCCTTTCTGTGCCGCAACGAGCACCAGAAGGAGCGATCACTCGCCATGAGACAGCTCTTGATCTCTTGCGGAGAGTAAAGAAAGTTTCTGACGAATGGATTCAGGCTGGGCACCATAAAGGATCCAATTCACACAATGTTTCTGCCACTATCACAATCAAAGATGAGGAGTGGGATGAAGTAGGAAAGTGGATGTGGGAAAACCGAGGTTGCTACAATGGTTTATCTGTTTTGCCACACGATGGAGGAAGTTATGTTCAAGCACCATTTGAGGATTGCGACCAAGAAACTTATGAAAAGATGCTCGCATTGGTCAAAAACATCAATTTGGATCTAGTTATAGAGACAGAAGATGAAACCGATTTGTCAGGCGAGATTGCTTGTGGAGCAGGCGGTTGCGAAATTTTTTAGGAGAAAGAGTATGAGAGAGCAAGTTGAAAAAATCATTAAAGAGCTTGAAGCATGTCTGGGGGATCTAGACAAAGTAAATGCCGGAGGCTATGGCTACAAATCAGCAGCTCCCCGAGCAAGAAAGATCTTGATGGCAGCCTCAAAAGAACTTCGCGACGTAAGAGCAGAGGTCCAGGAAATCAAAAAGTCTCACGACGAAAAGTAAACAAAAATACTTGACAACCTAATCAAATCGTGTTATATTGTTGTATAGCACGATTTTTTTATGGAGGTAATATGAATTTTGAACCATTTAACAGACATCTTTATGTCTTACCGGTTGAAGAAAAAGAAGAAGAAGATGTACATAGGATCGTCTTACCTGACGACTATAATGTACCGCAGAGTCCGTATGTCATTTGTGATGTACTGATGAAAGCAAATGATTGCGACATCAAAATTAGCACTGGTGACAGAATATTAGTGGAAAGAAGGATGCTTCATCAAATAAATGCTGATGGAGAGACTATTTATATCGTCTTACAAAACTATGTATATGGGAGAATTGACTATGAAGATAACAGAGAAGTCACTTAAAGACTTGATTAAAGAAGTAATTGAGGAAGGCGATAGGTCTTCAAAGTACGAAGATGTCATTGAGATCCTTGAAGGAAGCAACAAGGATGTTCAAACAATTGGGATCATGTCAGGCCAAAATCCAATGGCCCAAGCATCATCTCCTGATGACAACAAGAGACTAAAAGCCAGCCTTGAAGAGAGACTGCAAGAACTAGGCCTTGACTTCATTAGAATTGGTGGCAAGTTTATGGGAATCTTTGAACAATCAGTTCTCATCCTTAACCCAGAAGACGAAGATCAAATGGAGGCTCTCAACAGAGAATACACTCAATGGGGATTCGTATATGGAGAAAAATATCCAATTGATGCAGAGCGATCTTTTATGGTCTTTACAATGTATGAGGTTGATTATGACAACCCAATGGGACACCGTAAAGCACCTGGCTCAAAGCAAGTTGGAAAGCCGATTAGAAACCAAGACATGGCTAGCACAGATGATAACTATTCTTACATTCCTGGTAAAGGTAGTCCACAAGGTGGAGATCCAAAGGTTAAGAAAAAGTTTGGCCTTGAACTCTATGAAGAGCACCCCGCCCCGAACTCAATGATGGAAGCAATGAAAGTCTCACACCAAGCCAAAGCTCGCGGCAAGAAAGTGCGATTCATTAGGAGTAAGAGTGAAAATTGATTTATATGGCGACGGCATAGGTGCCGTTGAGTATGTTCAACATATGGGAGAAGACATCACAGTGGTTAATTCCGCTAGGGTGTCTTTCGGCAAACACAAGGAAGTGATGGATGGAAGAGACCGAAAACTCATCAAGTATCTCATCAGACACAAACACACCTCCACTTTGGAGCACTGTTCTATTACATTTAGGTTTGTCGTACCTTTGTTTGTGCGTAGCCAGCACCATCGTCATAGAACTTGGTCTTATAATGAAATTTCTCGTCGCTATACTGAAAAGGATATAAGCTTTTATGAGCCGAAACAATTTCGGACACAACACAAAAGCAACCGGCAAGCAAGCAATCAAGAAGAATTAATAAATCCCGAGATGGAGTGGGACAAAACAACTGCATATCAGCTAGTTAGATCCCATCACAAAAGATCTCTAAGACTTTTTGATGATTTACTAGCAGCAGGAGTGTGCCGAGAACAGGCACGAGGAGTCCTTCCTCAAAACTTATATACGGAATATTATGGAACTGTTAACTTATCTAACTTACTTAAATTCATTGACTTGCGAACCCACGAAGGAGCACAATGGGAAATCCAACAAACGGCCCTTGCCTGCTTGGAGATTGCCACTGAGTTATTTCCTGAGACGGTCGGAGCCTATCGAGAGATAAAAAGTGGAAAGATTTGAGATCGGTGATATAGTTTTTGTGAAGAGCTACTCTCCACTCTTTCCTTCCCTCAAAAGAGCCAACAACTTTGGTATAATCAAGGGCAAGGCTCGTCTTCTTTATGTACATGATTGGGAAACCGAAGAGGTGCGTAAAGAGTTTTGGGCATACGATATCCTCATTGAGGGTCAAGTGTTTGAAAACGTACCCGAAGAGGGATTGAGAAAGATAGATGAAGAAGAGTTGAGAAATGAGAATAAATGAACCGATAGTGGTTGGAAAAACGATAAGCGCTTTGTTGTATGCGTGGAGGCTTCAAAGGAAATGTATCTTGTTGGAGCCTTTTCTTTACCATCCGTTGAGCGAAGAGTTTGAGAACATAGACTTTTCGGAGTTTAATGTAGAGAACGGGGAAGAATTTACACAGAACCTCCTTTTTGTCTCCAGCCTAACATCACTTCTTCTTCATGCAGGAAATATCTCAGGACTCAGACTAGATGACA